ACATGATGAAGTCTTACTATCCCAATCTTATTCAAGGTAAGACTAAGAGTTGGATAGATGTTTATGTTATGAACAAGTTAGGTTCTATACAGGACGGAAAGCCGATTTACCCTATGTTTGTTACTGACACACACGTTGCTAAAGAGGAAATACCTGTAGCCGCTGGGTATCCTTTATACATTGGTTTGGATTTTGGTTTAACTCCTGCGGCTACTATGGGTCAGAAGGTTCGCGGAAGGTGGTTTATTCAGGATGAAGTTGTTGCGTTTGACATGGGCATCGTTAGATTTGCGGAGGTTCTTCGTGAGCAGATTGCTACTAGGTTTTCTCAGTGTTCTGAAGTTATTATTTATGGTGATCCTGCGGGTGATTTCAGGGCGCAAACCGACGAGTCTACCCCTTTCCACATACTTAGAGGTGCTGGCCTTAGAGCATTCCCCGCCCCATCTAATTCCGTGGACCTGCGGCTTGAGTCGGTTTCTTCGCAGCTTACCAAGATGGCGGAAGGCAAGCCCGCCTTCTTAGTTGATCGCCGTTGCACTCAGCTTATTAAGGGCTTTGAGGGCGGGTATCAGTATCGTCGCATGGAAGTATCTGGTGAGCGGTATGCAGATAAGCCTGACAAGAATATGTTTAGCCACATACATGACGCCTTGCAGTATCAGCTTCTTGGCGCTGGCGAGGGTCGTGCATTGATGAGCAATCAAAATGCAGCTAAGCCTGTCATTGCCAAGCGGGACTTTGATGTGTTTGCTAAACGTAGCGGCCCTAAGCGCAGGCAGGGATTATGGGCGCGCATGTAATTGTGCGTTGATGATTTGCTTTTAATGTGGTTATCGGTGGATAACCTAGGAGATACTTATGCCTCAACACAAAAAGAAAAAGAAAAGTTTACTTAGCAAGCTTTCAGATTTTGGGGCAGGCTTTGTAAAAGATCTTGCGGCAATACCAAGCAGTATGGCTAGTGATATTGGTATGGGTCTTGGCCTTATAGATAAGGATTTGTCATATCCACGCGCTGGCATCCGTGGATATGATCAGCGAACGGCAGACACCAGAGCAAGAAACCTAGAAGCGGCTAGACTAAAAACAATTCCCACAAGTCGTGATGATGACAAGCAAAGAACTGTGGCTGATGCCCTAGCGCCATCTGCTAAGCCTATGTCTGATGCACTTCAAAAAGCGGCTGACGATCTTGCTAAAGAAAAAGCCAAGGCTACTGAAGATGCCATTCAACAGGCTGTGTCTACAAGATTTAGAAGTGGCGCTCGTGGCAGGCGCTCCTTACTCCGCTCTAAGTCTGGCGGCGGCGTTGGTTTTTATAACAGGTTTGAAACATGATAGATGATCCTATAGCTAAAAATTACTTTGATAATTATGGCAAGGCAAAAGCCAAGCGCGAAAACTTCATCCCCCTTTTTGAAGAGTGCTATGAATATTCACTTCCGCAACGTGAGTCCTTCTATGCAGAAACCATTGGACAACGGCGAGATGATAAAATCTTTGATGAGACCGCTGTTGTTGGCGTGCAAGAGTTTGCCTCCCGATTACAATCGGGCATCGTTCCTAACTTTGCGCGATGGGCTGACCTAACTGCTGGCTCCGAGGTTCCAAAAGAACAGCGTGATTCTGTTAATAATGATCTTGATGAAGTCACTGATTACGTGTTTGAGGTTTTGCAGAACTCTAACTTCTCTCAAGAAGTTCACGAATCCTTTATGGATTTAGCTGTAGGTACTGGTGTGCTTGTGGCCGAAGAGGGTGATGCAATGAATCCTGTGCGATTCGCAGCTATTCCCTTGCCGCATGTTGTTCTTGATACTGGGCCAGATGATCGCATTGATCATATATATAGAGAGCGAAAGGGTATCAAATACAATCAGATACTAATCATGTATCCTGATGCTAAATTAAATGATCAGATTCAAAACAGAATGGGCAATGGCGGGAATGATACCACTACCATTCTTGAGTTGGTTTGCCGTGATTACTCCCACAAGAACGAAGAAGTCTACATGAGCTACGCTTTCTGTATGACTACAGAGAGTTTGGTTTATAGCCGAGAGCTTAAAGGTTCTGGCGCTAATCCTTTTATTTGCTTTCGCTGGGCTAAATGTGCTGGTGAAGTTTACGGGCGTGGCCCCCTTATTAATGCACTGTCTGCGATTAAAACAACCAACTTAACTATTGAGTTAATCCTTGAGAATGCACAGATGGCTATCTCAGGTATATATCAAATGGATGATGATGGTGTCGTTAATCCAGATACTATCTCTTTAGTTCCGGGTTCTATTATACCAAAGGCTATAGGCTCTGGTGGGTTACAACCTATTCAGGCTGCTGGTAACTTTGATGTAGCACAGCTTATACTTTCGGATATGCGCTTGAACATTAAGAGAGCGTTATACAATGATATGCTTGGCAATCCTGATAAAACTCCTGCTACTGCAACGGAAGTAGCCGAACGCATGGCGGACTTATCTCGTCGTATGGGTTCCGCCTTTGGTAGATTACAAGCGGAGTTAGTTCAGCCTGTATTGCAGCGCGTTGTTTACATTCTTAAAAAGCAAGGCCGCATAGAAATACCTGTGATTAATGGGCGTGAAGTTAAGGTAAGGTCCACATCTCCGCTGGCACAAGCCCAAGCAAATCAGGATATTTCCTCTGTAGCTAGATTCCTAGAAGTTGTTCTTGGCACCTTTGGCCCAGAGGTTCTTAATCTTCTAATCAATTCTGAGGAAACGGCAGCATACCTTGCTAAGAAGTTTGGTGTACCTGACGGGTTGATTCGTGATCCCGAGGAGCGTAAGCAGATAGTTGCAATGGCGCAGCAAATGCAAGAGCAGCAAATGCAACAACAGCAAATGCAGCAGCAAGCCGCGCCGCCGGTACAGCAATAGGAGATAGAATGTCTGGCGCAAAAACTAACATTGGGATTGACGGCTATACAAGAGAAGCAAATAAAGACAAGGAAATTAGTTTAGTTGCAGCCCAATTGTTTGCAACTGAAGCAGGCCAGTCTTTCCTTAAGTACTTGAAATCAATAACAATACAGCAAGTACACGGACCAAATGTAACCACTGAAGAATTAAGGCACATAGAAGGCCAGCGATATATTGTTGCTTTAATTGAGTCCCGAATAAATCATGCACACAAGGTGAAAAAGAATGTCTGAGTCTTTACTCAATGAACCGTCTGAACCCACAGAAGCAGTTAGTGAAGTTACGCAAACGCAGACCGATAGACCGGATTGGTTGCCTGAGAAATTTAACTCGCCAGAGGATTTGGGCAAAGCGTACAATGAATTGTCTACGAAGCTGGGTTCAAAAGAAGAAGACCTAAAGGCTTCTTGGCAAGAGGAAATGCAAAAGGAAGCGTACGCAGATCGTCCAGCCACTAAGGGTGATTACTTACTTCCCGATAGCATTAGCACAGAAGACTCTGTTGATAATGAGTTCATTGATTGGTGGTCTTCGCATTCCTTTGATAGCGGACTTGGGCAGGAGGAATTTGAAAAGGGCCTTGAGGTTTTCTCTAAAGCTTTAGGAAGGGACGAGCCTAATCTTGAAGCGGAAGCTGCGCGTCTTGGCGATTCCTCAAATGATAGAATTGAAGCTGTTAATTTGTTTGCTAATCAATTCTTTCCAGAGGAAACTCTTGGCGCTATTGAGCGCATGTGCGAAACTGCGGACGGCGTTGTGGCGCTTGAACATATAATGGAGAAGTTAAAAACTCCTTCAATGATTGGCGAAGCTTCTCCCTCTAGTCAAATTACCGAGGACTCTTTGCGCACCATGCAAAAGGACGAGCGTTATTGGAATCCGCAGAAACGCGATCCTCAATATGTTAAGCAAGTTCAGGACTCTTATCAAAAGCTATACGGGTGAGCTTCACTTTGTGCGTTGCAATTCGTAACAAAAGAATGTCTACGCTTGATTGTCACGGCCCGTAATGCACTGAGTAGCCCGTAAGGATACCTACGTTGAGGATGCAGAAGGATACCCAGAGTACAAATGCAATCTTAACAAAGGACTCTTGAAATGGCTAATACAATTGACACAGCCTTCATCAAGCAGTTTGAATCCGATGTTCATCTGGCATACCAGCGCATGGGTTCTAAACTGCGAAATACGGTTCGTACTGCAAACGCTTCGGCGTCTGTTGTTCGCTTTCAAAAAATTGGTGCTGGCGTAGCCACTACTAAATCACGCAACGGCAATGTCACTCCTATGGAATTGGCGCACACAACCGTTGAGGCAACTATGGCTGATTACTATGCTCCTGAGTATATTGATAAGCTGGATGAGCTAAAGACTAATATCAACGAGCGTCAAGCTGTTGCTCAATCCGCCGCTGCTGCTCTTGGTCGTAAGACTGACGAGTTGATTTATGCAGCTATGGATGCGGCTGGTGGTACAGCGATTCACGATACTAGCTCGGCTCTTGAAATTGCTGACGTACTATCATTGTTTGAAACTATGGGCGTTAATAACGTTCCAGAAGACGGACAGCGTTATTTAGCAATGCATCCAAAGGGCTTTGCTGATTTGTTTGCAATCACTCAGTTTGCTTCATCTGATTATGTTGGCGATGCAAATCTACCGTTTGCTGGTGGTATGACCATGAAGGAATTCATGGGCTTTAAAGTATTCTCTACTTCTGCTGTAACGGCTGGTAAGAATATTGCTTATCATACAGGATCTGTTGGCCTTGGTATTAATGCAGAAGTTGCTACTGAGATTAACTACGTTGCTGAAAAAGCATCTCACCTAGCCAACTCCATGATGTCTATGGGCGCTGTCGCGATTGACGCCAATGGTATTTGTGAAGTTCTGGACAACAACTCTTAAGAAAGGAACTTTATAATGGCTTACGCAGCAGCAGGTCTACATCGTATTGGAGGTGCCAGTGGTGCAGCTCTTTGGATGTACCGAACAGCAGACGCGATTGCAACGGTTAACACCGCAGCGTATTTTAATGATGCCGCAGCAATGTTAAACATTCGTGATCTAATTATCGTGCAGGATACAAACGTACCCACAACTAACTTTGTAACTGTACTGACTAATACTGGTTCAGTGGTGGATGTGTCTGATGGCACAGTCGTTGTTGAAACCGATGGCGATTAATAAAAGGAGGGGGGCTTCGGCCCCCTTACTACTTACATGGCAGTAACAAGCACTTCATCCAATTCGCCCGTTGACATTTGTAGTCGCGCTTTGATTCTTATTGGAGCGGAGCCTATTACTTCATTTGATGACGGAAACAATGAAGCTTTAATTTCCTCTAGTATGTACGAAGATGTTGCTCAAGCGGCCTTGGTTAATACCCGATGGCGGTTTGCAACAGATCAACTTGTATTAAATAGATTAAGTGATGCACCTACCGGAAGGTATGAAGCGTCATATCAAATGCCTAGCAACTCTCTTATGATTCATGCTCTTACTGTAAATGGATTTAATATTGAGTTTCAAACCTATAGCGATAATTTGTTTTGCGATGCTGATGCTTCGGATGAAGTTGTGGCAGATTATACGTACAGGGTTCTTGAACAATACTGGCCTTCTTATTTTATTATGTCTGTCCAGTTTCAGCTTGCTTCTGTGTTTGCAATATCACTAGCGCGTGATGGAAGTCTCTCTCAGCTTATGGATCAAAAGGCTGCATTGCTTATGGCAAAAGCAAGGGGCGTAGACTCTCAATCACAAACAAATCGTAAGCTGGATACATCAAGATTTATTTCTAATAGGCGTAGTTAAATGCAGAAGGTAAGTATTCCGATAACTAACTTTCAGTTTGGTGAGGTTAGTCCGTCACTATTATCGCGAACTGATACTGCTGTATATACGGCGTCGGCTCAGAAGGTTGAGAATTTCTTTCTTAGGTCTGAAGGCGGCGTGATAAAACGTGCTGGCCTTAGTCACATTTATAAGTTTGCTGATATAACCTACAACAGCGCAAAGAAACAACAATCCAGACTGCTGCCTTTTATTTTCTCTGATGATGAACAGTACATACTTTCTATACAGAGCGGTAAGATTAGGGTGTTTCAGATTCACCCATCCACAGGCGTAGTTACTTCAATTATTACTACAACTTCATTTGCGGCAGATGGAGTAAGCCTTCCTCTTACAGATGATATTATTCATGAGTGCACGTTTGCTCAAGCTGGCGATGTTATGTTTATTTGCCACCCGACATTCAAAACAATTGAGGTTATAAGAACAGCCCTTACTACATTTATAGCTGAACAATTTAGCTTTGATACTAAGTCTGATGGCAAGCGTATTTATCAACCTTATTATAACTTTCATAGTGCTAATGTTGTGTTATCTCCTAGCGATACAAGCGGTAGCGTTACTTTAACAACCAGCAACTTCACTGCCACTGCTGATCCTGATGGTCTTTCCGTTTCTGCGGCAGTGGGAGACGGGGCTAATTTAGTTCTTGGAGGAGCACTAACATTTGGAGGTGGAAGCTCATCCAGAGGGTATGCTGAATTTGGATCAGAAATAGGGGACGCAGTAAATGTTGATGCCGCTAGACTTGTTACCATTACTTCTGCTGGTAATGATAGTGGTTTTGCATTTACTGTTACTGGAACCAATATAAATATGCACGCTCAAACCGAAGCAATTACTGGGGGAAACGGCGCTACTGTAACAGGTACTAAGTTCTTTAGGACTGTTACGCAAATAGCTTCTGCTGGTAATCCTGCTGGAAATGTAACTGCTGGCGTTACGAATGAGGTTGGCGTACATTACTTTGATACTGGTGTTACCAACAATGAAAATGATAATTACGAACAATCTCTACATGTTGGCATTACACTTCTCTATCATAATTCAGAAATATTAATTACCTCCGTACAGTCAGGCACTCAAGTAACTGGCACTATATTAGATAGTTTATCTGTGCAGCTTAAAGTTAATCCTTTTAAAACTATTATTAGCTCCACTACCGTAGAAGTAACGCATGTTAATCATGGCATGAAGGTGGGAGATTCAGTTACGCTTTCCGAATGCTCTGCTGTAGGGAATATATCTGTTAGTAATCTTAATGGCGCTAGAGTAATCACAGGTATTATTGACGATCATCATTACACATTTACTGCTGGGGGCGCTGCTAATGCTTCTATAGATGGTGGTGGTTATCCTAAAATAACATCTGCTGCACCCACTACGGATTGGGCAGAGCAATCATATTCCAGCCTTAGAGGGTTTCCATCTGCCGTTACCTTTCATCAAAACAGATTATGTTTTGCAGGTACATTAGCTCAACCTGATTCAATTTGGATGAGCAAGTCAGCGGCTTATTATAACTTTGATACCGGCGATGCAGATGATTCCGATTCAATTCATCTTACCGCTAGTATTGGCGAAGTGCAGCAAATTAGACATTTGGTTTCCAACAGAGACTTGCAAGTCTTCACTGCTTCTTCCGAGATGTACATTCCGTCTTTTCAAGACAAACCCACTACGCCTACTAATGTACAGATCATAAGGCAAACTCCCTTTGGCTGTGATCATATTCGCCCTCAAGTTCTGGATGGTGCTACTGTATTTGTTCAAAGTGGTGGGGCTATTGTTCGTGAGTATTTGTTTACAGATACAGAAGATGCATACACTGCTGTTTCGGTTTCATCCTTATCTTCGCATTTAATATCCACTCCTATAGAAATGAATACTTTCTATGGTGCTATAGATCGCTCTGAAAGTTATATCTTTGTTATAAATTCCGCTGGCAATATGGCTGTGTTTAATTCCAACAGAGCGGAGAAACGTGCTGGTTGGGTAGAGTTTACAAGTCAGGGTAACTTTCATTCTACAGTAACCATAGATGACAGGGTGTTTGCTAATGTTGCATTTCCCATGGGTGATGGAACAACTACAATTACTGTTACTGATTATGCAAACATTGCGGTTGGCACTACTTTAATACTAACTAAAGCGGACGGCACTACAGTTACTTTTACATCTGAGGCTTCTTCTGGCTCATCTCCATCATCGTCCACAGGATTCCGACCAAACGAAAGCAACAATACTACTGCTGATAATATCTACACTGCTATTAATGCACATGCTGATTTTACTGTAGCAAATCCAGCCGCGAATATTGTTACAGTTCGCCAAACTGATTACAGTCACTTGCAATCAATAGTAAGTTCAGACACTACTAGGTTGGCTACAACAAATGAAAGCAATACAAAGATTGTTCTGTGCGAATTTGAAACTGGATTCAACACCGACATGTCTAAAACCTATACGGCTACCAGTACTAATAGCGGAATTTTTACAGTATCTTCTCAGTTTGCAAACGGTGCTGTTGTTAGTGTTATTAGTGGCAGCGATTACCTTGGGGAGTTTACTGTCAGCGGCGGCAATGTTGATGTTAGTGCTGTTGAGTTATTAAACTCTGCTGAGATTGGTTATAAGTTTGATGTGAATTTAGTAACCAATCCAATAGATACCAACACACAAACTGGCCCTGTTAGTGGTAAGATTAGAAGTCTTGCGAGTGTTGTTGTTGATCTTAACACTACGTTATCAGTCAATGTTAATAACACCAACTTGGTTATTCGCCAAGTTACAGATGACATGTCTGTTGATAGAGTTGCATTTACCGGACCCAAAGAGTTTAGACTAATGGGTTACGGTAGAACTCCACAGGTTACCATTAGTCAATCAGCACCATTATCTTTACAGGTTAATGGCTTAATAGCGGAGCTAGTATTTTAATGTCTTGGCAATTAGTTGCGGCTGTTATTGGCGGAGTTGGCTCATATAAATCAGGCCAATCGCAAAAAAAAGCAGCGGAAGCAAACGCTCAACAAATGGAACGTGACATGGAGTTGGGTAAGATTGAAGCTGCTCAGAATGCACTTGCCATGTCCCAAGACTATGCACAATCAGTGTCTTCTAATGAGGCCTTCTTTGCTTTTTCTGGTAGGGATGTAAGTGATAGAAGTGTTCGCGCCTTTATGCAAAGGCAAGAAGAGATTTACTCTACTGATATTTCTAGGCTGGCCTCTGATACTGAAATGAGAGCCAAGAGTGCGGCGGCTATGGCTGGTTCTGAAAGAAAACGTGGTCGTAGTGCTCTTACTGCTGGTTATCTAGGCGCTGGTCAGAGTTTTGGCGAGGGTATTTATAAATATAATGTTACTGCTCGTGCTGGGAATAGACCAACACTCTTTGGAAAGAATAAATAGATGGCTGTAATTCGTCAAAGACAACAGGTTTTTACTAAACCAATTGGTGTAACTCGCATGAATACGGGCGAGGCTGAATTGTGGCAAACTGTTAAGCAAGGCGCTGATAGAATCTCATCACTTGCGTTTCAAGAGAATCAAATACTTGCGGAAGAAGCTGGCACTGAGGCTGGGTTAGATGCGCCTATGCAGGAAGTCCTTGGAGTGAATCCGGAGACAGGTAAAGTTGAGCCTGTATCTGCACCTAAAGGCTTTGGTAGTATAGCGCGAAGAGCTTATCAAAAAGTTGTTGACGCTAGGTTTATGGATGAGGCTGATAGCAAGGTTAGATTGAAAGCTAAGGAGCTGGCTAGTAAGTACAAGCGTAGTCCTACAGAATTTGCAAATCAGATGAGTAATTTTATTGCTGAATCAGCAGAGAAAACTGCTGATGGTAAGTATAAAAATATCATCTTGGATAATGGCAAGAAGTATTTGTCTGAAATTCAGATCAACCTAATGGATCAGGCACGATCAAGAGCAAGGGTTAGAGAAGCAGAACTTGCTAACTACAATCTATTAGAAGGGATTAGCTATGCGCGTGATGCTGCGGAGCAAGGTGACTATGGTTTGGCCGCTGAATTGTCTCAACAGCAGATGCAAAAGGCGCAAGCTTTATACGATGCTGAGTTAATAAGTTTGTCTGAGTTAATCACACATCAAACAAACTATAAAACATCTGTTGCTCAAGGCGTTATTCAAGACATTTTTACTAGGATTCCAACAGGAGAGCAACGTAAGAGATTTATGTTACACCTACGTACTGGTGGAACAGATGGTTCTATGCCTTCAATTATTTTAGATCAGAAGCCTCAATGGGATTCTGAAAAAGGTAGGTATATTAATCCCTTGAGCCAGAAAGATATTAATGCTGCTAGGCTTATGTTGCTTCCAAGAATGCTTACTGACAAAGGCTTTCGTGAAGAAGCAACTAATCAGATGGTTAAGGACAATCCTGATCTTACCCCGAATCAAATAGAAGCATTAGGCGCTAAAACTGCTGGTTTAGATGATACGCAGAAAAGAAATCGTGCCTTCTTAGATGATAGTAATGCAGCAGATATATTGAGATTTGCCGAAGCATTAGACGCCAGAAAATCTAATATTGAAAATATAGAGCGGCAACGATTAAAAGCTAATTTGGTTATTTCTCAAAACAATTTAGCTAGAATGAAACAGATTGAAACACTTCAAAGCAACGAGGCATTTGGTGGTTACGCCTCTCAGTTTTTAGAACGTGTTTTGCAGCAAGCACAAGAAAATCCTGACTTAACTATGCTTGCTGGCGGTGAGGGGCAGCCTACATCGTTTGATAAATTTGGTGGCGTTCATAATGCGTTACAAGCAGCAGCGGCTGCATTAAGTGATGAGGTTATAGATCGTCAATCTGGATTTGAAAAAAGATTTGAAGATGGCGAAAAGGGATATACAATTGCTAGACTTAAATCAGATCGTCAACAAGTTCAGCGATCTGGGTTAAACTCTTTACTTGATCTTGGTTTGGCTGATGGGAAATCTGACAAGTTTTTAAGTGCACTAAACGGTGACTCAACAGAAGGATTAACCACTGTTCAAGTTGCTGTAGTGCAGGCAATTAGAAGCAACGAAGATACTTTAGTTGTTGGCGACATGACTCATGTCTTTCAGTACATAGGTAAAAACAAAAACGGTGCGCTTGAAAAGCGGCAAAATAACTTGCTTCAGCTTCAAGCTGCTACATTAGGCAACGATGCCTTGAATAGTGCTGCTACACTTGGTTGGCAGGGAGCGTATGATTTATTTCTTTCTGAGTCTTCTCGCTTAGGTATTCAAGAGAATGCATTAAGTGGCCCTGAGTTTCGCATACAACAAGCTATGATACGCAAAGCGTGGGCTAAAAGTATTGTTGATACTCATTACTCTCAAATGAATGAAACCGAGTTGAATGATTTAAGGACAGCGGTTGCAGCAAGAAAGATTGACTCTAATGCCAGCCCGTATTCACAAAGAGTTGCTGAACAAATCAACGGTATTGCTCGTGAGGATTTAAATGTTGAGACAATTACAGGTCATATTGATACTTTAACAAATGCTAAAGTTAAAGAAAACAACAGAAAGCAAGCGGCTAAGATTGTATCTAATAGGCTTCTAATTGGTAATATGGGAACCACAAAAGTTGAGCATGTTGAAACTGCACTAGCTGCTGATAAAGCTGTCATTCTCAATGTCCTTGGCCTTGAAGTTGGTGATGCAGATGATCCTGCGGCTATATCTAATGCTATATCTGAAGCAATGTTATCGCCAGAATCAATGGCACCTGATGGTCAAGCAGGTTTTGATGCAGCAATGGCATCAGATCAAGGTATGATTAGGCACCAAGTTCAACAGAATATAATGCGTGGAGTTATATCTCAAGGCTTTGCAGATAATCTTAAGGGCGTTGCCATAGCTGGACAGCAAAGATTTACTGATGATGAAGTCGCACTAACAATGCAGCACTTTGCTAACCTAGCATTTTACAAAGATCAGAATGGTCAGAACCTAAATCTCTTAATGCAGTTTGAGGATATACTAGGCAAGGAAACTTTATCTAAGTTAGAATCTGCACATCATGCAAGCAAGTTGTTAGGAATAAACGACATGAAAAGTTTGCTGTTGCGAATGGATGAAAACTCCTTTGACCCAGCGTTTCAAAACAGAATGAAATCTGAATTTAATAACGGCACTTCGTTTATGAGTAAAGACGATGAGATGCAGGAATACTCTGGCGAAGCAAAAGACTTGCTTGCTAATTCTGCTAGGCATTTGTGGATGGCAACAGGCGGAAATGCAGAGGCGGTGACTCAAGGTCTTAAGTCAATGTATGCTGAAAAGTTTGCTGACACTGACGGCTACGTTTTTGATTCTTCTCATATGGACGGCAGTAAAAGTCGCTTTGCTCCTAGTGTTGTATTCCCGCAAGAACAAGTAAGGGATGCGTTCTTAGCTCATGTAGCTACTACATTTGCAAATAACACTGAACATCCTGTTACTGGCAAACCTTATACATTTGGTGCTAATTCTAGTGGATTAATAACAAGTGAGTATGCAGCATTAATTGCTCCGAGGCTCACTCAGTCATATAATATAGCTGTTAGTGGCAATAGATTTACTGCGGGTGAAGCATTTCTTCATCCAATAGAAAAGAGTAGCGATGGTACTGCTTATTATCAAGCTATGGAAATGAACGAGTTTGGTTCATTCCGTCCAATTAAGACTAAAAATAACGAGCCAATGTATTTTACTAGCAAAGAGCCATACTTAAATAAGATACGAAAAGAGTTAGGGCTTCAGCAATTATCTGAGTCTAAGGTAATGGAGAATTTAATTAAAAACGCAAAAGCAAGGGAAGAAGAACAGGGTCTAGTAGAAGGTTCTCCTGCATTTGGGCGTTCATTACTTGAGTCTGATCCGGGCCTTACAGAAGCATTAATGGCAAGGCGCAATCAATGATAACACAGCTTCCCACTACTAACTTTACAGAAAACTTTGAGCCTGAGTTTAAGCAAGCTATAGCTTTTTCAGATACAGTAGGTGCAATGAATAGTATTGCCTACCAGCCTTTTATAGATGCGTATAAGGCTAGAAAGAAGCACGGATATAAGGTTGATCAAAACTATAATTCTACAAATGATATTGAGGAAGAGTATCAGCCATACTTTAACACTTTAGTTTTTGCCCAGAACCAACAGCATATGGCCGATATGAAGGCTGGCATAAATGATGGTATAGCCAATCGTAGAGTCTTAGCTAACTCTGGTTTCTGGGCGCAAGCTGGCGCTGGCTTATTTGATCCTATTAACTTAATCCCTCTTCCTTTTGGTGGCGCTGGTATTGGTATAGTTAAGTCTGCATTGCGCACTGGTGCTGGCGTCGGCGCGTTGCAAGCAGGGTTAGAAGTATCTAGGTCTGCAATTGATCCATTACAAACAATGGAAGAGGGCGTTAGTAATACTGCTATGGCTGCGGTATCTGGCTTGCTTTTTGGTGGTGCATTTAGTGTACCTTTGAACAGACGCATATTGGCAGAGGCTAGGCACAATAAGGCTCACATAGAAGCAACCGAGCGGGCTGAAAGTTTTGAGAACTTAGCTTCATTATCAGATGAGGAACTTGCTGCGGCCAGATCAAAACCAATACGCAAGCAATACGAAAGTGAAACTACTATTAGTATAAATGGTTCAATCACAATTTTGCGCCAATCTGGTGTTGGTCCGAATGGGCCTGTTGCTTTATCACCAGAGAATGCAGCACGTTTAAAGTCCCTCACTTCTGAGCTTGCCGTAAGAAACTTAGATACTGTAGGCAAAGACCCCTATGCTATAGCGGCTGGTGGTACTGGCCCTATCTATCTTTCTACGCCTATTCGCAGGGTGTTGTCTGCTGCTATACCTGATTCTGTTAAGGAAAGAATGAGTCGTATGGCATCTGATTCTGCTTTGCTGCAAAACCTGCATACTATGGGCAAGACGCTAGGTGCTTCTGTGTATCAGCGCATGGCACCTCTCAAGGGCGAATGGGTTAAGGCTGATTTTAAACTCACTGAGTTGTGGGGGTTATCTATAGGTACACCTGTTAAACGCCGCGCAGGTATGAACCTTACAGAAAAAACAGTTGCTTTTGAGTCTAAGTTTGGCAGCGGTCAACAACAGACTTACAATGATTTCTTAATTGAGATTAACAGGCAGCGTGTCTTTAAAGAAGAACCTAAGACTGAGGTGGAAGTTGCGGCTCGTAAGGTGCTAGATGATTTCTATGACGTATGGGGCCAGCGCCTACAAGAGACAGGCCTTATAGGTAATAAGAATAAACTTGATTCAGACATTCTTAAAGTTGACGGCAGGATTGCTGATCTTGAGGCTAGGTTGGTTAAAATAGAATCTAATCCTAAGTTTAAGTATAAGAAAATGACTGTTGCATCTATTCGCAGTCAAATGACTAGAGCCACTAAGCGCAGAGAGGGATTGCAAGATTCCTTAGATTCTATTGCTGATGGTGAAACTAACGTTACACCTGCTAATGAAGACTTCTTTAGCCCTAGATACTTTGATCATGCAACTGTTAGGGCCAGACGAGAGGATCTTGAGAAGATAATTTCTGAATGGTATGGGGATAACCCATTTATCTACGTTAGAGATAAGAGCGGTAGAATAGTAAAGCAAAGGTTAGACAGTAATAAGACTGCAACTGATGCTAGGGCCAAGGCCACTGTAAGTAAGATACTTAACGAAACTACAGAAGATGCCGATGAGTTCTTTGGCTCTGGCAAATCAATGCACTTAAAGCACAGAGGCTTAGACATACCGAACCATTTGGTTTGGGAGTTCATGGTGCAGAACCCTATAGATACTATGAAGTCTTACGTTCACAAAACAGGCGGACGCTATGAGTTTGCTAAGATGTTTGACGGGCAAGACTTTGATGAGATGCTAGAGGATGTGCGGCTTGAGATGATGGAGGCTGGGCATTCTCAGCGTGACATTAACAAAGTAGGCAGAGATTTTATTCATATGTATGACCGTGTGGTTACTTCGGTCATGAAGACCGACCCTGATCGTTGGGATAACAAGGCTGCATTTGTAATGAAGGAGGCTGCACAACTTAACTACCTTGGCAGTGCTGGCCTTTCGGCGATTCCTGATTTTAGTCGTATTGTTATGGAGCATGAATTAGGTGATGTTCTTAGGGGATTAACTGAAATACTTTCTAATGAGCGTGTTAGATTAGATAGTAAGGAATTGAATTGGGCTGGTGAGGCTTTGGAAATGGCTCAAGGTAATGTTTCCATTCGTATGATTGATGACATTAGCAACAATCCAAGAGCTACAACTAAGTACGACATGATGAAGAATGCGTTCTACATTGCCAATGGATTGTCGCCTATTACCCAGTTTGCCAAAACATTAGATTCAATCATTCGTGGCCATGTTATAATCAAGGACTCTATAGCGTGGAAGAACGGCACTATTTCTAAGCAGAACAAAGAGTATTTGCTGCGCTATGGTATTAGCGAAGAGATGGCATTAAACATTGCTGCTGCTCCTCACCAAAGTACAGGCAATCCTAGTAATCCATTCTATTTGCCTAACACTAAAGATTGGGAGGGCGGCTATACAATGCCAGAAACCAATCGCAAGAAAGTTTACGGCGAAACCAAGTCATACACAAAGGACGGTGAGTATCTTCCTGTTGTTGTGCGTAAAAACCAGATACTTTTTGATCCTGATTTTATAAAAGATTCTTTTGCTTCTAAGCCTTGGACTAAGGGTTCTACTCCTATGGCTGAAGATGCGTTTGTTACACCACAAGACTACGCTAACTTTATGCTTAATAAAGAGATACTAAGGTCAGAGGGCTTTGATATGGGCCATGCTGATCTTACTGCTCATAATTTATTTTACTTAACAGATGGTGAATTGACTTCTTTGTTTGGCAAGGAGTTTAATGTCAGTCAAATTATAACTGATCCAGCAGAGGTTCGTGGTGCATTTGCTAGGAGTGATTATCCTGATGCTATGGGGCTGCATCAATACATTAAGTACGATAAGCTAGGTAACGTTACTTCTCCGCCTAAAGTTTTCGTTGATAAAGAAAAAGCGTTTATGGCGTATAAAGACTTTAGGAAAAGTATAGACAGCATGACGCCAGAGGAAAGACTTGCTGATCTTGAACAATATAAAAATGTAGAAAAACCTATTGGTGGTGGCATTGGTAGTTATGTCCATAGAAAGTTTGTGCTTGAAAACCTAGATGTAATTAAAACACCTAATGATTTCTTAGAGTTCATTCTTTACCATGAGCTTACTCACGGAAAGCTATTAAAGACTCAATATCAAGGGCCATTGCAGGTAAAGCCAATACAAGGGCCAGCAAGACCAGAGACACCTTATGCTCTTGGCGATGTAACTATACCCCTAAGAGAGATAGAATCGCTTGAGAACTATGAATTAAGAATAGATCAAAACGCTCTGATTTTCCTTAAGGATAGGCAAGTTAAGTTTGATAAAGCTGACTATGTCCTTAACAAGCTGGCTTATGAGCGTCATTCTGAGCAGCCAAAAGTAAACGAAGAAACTCTAACAGCTTTTAGATCAGCATTATCTAGTGGCGCACTTAATACTATTATGATGGGAACCCCAGCAGATAAGCCAATCATTGTAGATGGCGTTGCTTATATTCCAATGAATGTTGCTGGTAAGTTTGGCATGAAGGAAGACGCCCGTGTAAGGGGCTACGCACGCATTGAGAGTGGTCTTCTTGGCTTACCTTTTCAATTCTATAGTTATGCACTTGCTGCAACTAACAAGGTTGCAGGATCATTCATGCAAGGGCAGATGAAAAACAGATGGGGTGGATTGGCTACAGCTATTGGCGCTGGTTATCTATCTTTGATGCTTAAGACCCCAGAGTGGGCATGGGATAAAATGGAATGGGAGGATCGGTTTGCTAGGTCGTTTGATCAGAGCGGTATTATGGCTCTATATAGTGATTTGTTCTACACTTCTATGTCTACTTCTATTGCCCTTGGTGGTCCTAATATCAGTGGTGGTATGCTTAACCCAAAGTTCCCGCCGCGAGAAGGACCAATGGGAATGCTAGATGCTGCTACTGGTGTAGCTGGTGCTGGTGTAAGCATAACTACAGACTATGCGGAAGGTGTTGGACAGTTCCTTAATGGTGAATATGGAGAGGGATCAAAGCAAGTTATTCGGTCTTTACCTTTTGCCAGAATGTGGTTTTGGAAGAACCAAATGAATGAAACTACTAATGCTATATCCCGTTTTTAATTGTGCGTTGCTATGCTTTATATGTGCTGGTAGCAGGGCCGAAAGGAGTGCCACATGACTATTAACCTATCTACCAACTCGCCAAGGGTATCCTATACGGTGAGCGAAGGCGCAACAACAACATCATTTACAGTATCATTTGAGTTCTTTGCTTCTGCTGATTTAAATGTATATGTTGATGGGGCTACAAAGGTCTTGGGTTCTGGCTCTGGTCAGTATGCTGTGTCTGGTGGGGATGGTTCAACTGGTGCTGTTGCTCTTTCAGTAACGGGGGCAACTGGTGGTAGTACAGTAGTTATAACTAGAGACATTGGCCTTGAGAGAACAACTGACTTTCCGTCCTCTGGTGCGTTTCAAATATCCACACTTAATACTGAGCTTGATCGTTTCGTTGCTATTTCTGCTGATTTAAAAGATAGCTCTGATCGCGCATTGCAAATCAGTGATTTTGATCCTGCTGTTTCTTTGGTTATACCTGCTGTTGCTACTCGCAAAGGCACTGTGCTTGGCTTTAATGCATCTACTGGCGCTGTTGAAGCTGGCCCAAATATAACTGCTGTTCAATCACTAGCTGATGTTACGACCGCTATTAATTTGTTGGGTACAAGTACTGTTGTTACTGACCTTGGCATTCTTGGTACGGCTGCAATTGTAGAAGACATGGCGCTCCTCGGAACTTCTGCAAATGTAACCGCGATGGGATTGCTTGGGAATTCAACAACTATTGCTGACCTTGCTATATTAGCAACGACTGATGTTGTGGCTGACCTTGCCATATTAGCAACAAGTGACATCGTTACTGACCTAAATGTTCTAGCAACTTCCGATATTGTTACTGACTTAAATGTTTTAGCAACCAGCGATATTGTTACCGACCTAAATTTACTGGCGACCAGCGATATTGTCAGCAGTATTGCTTCGCTTACGAGCGGCGGCGCAGTCACACTTAGTCCATCATTAACAATCACTGCGGTAAATGGAGCCGATGCATCATTTACTTTAGCGGCGGATAACAGCGACGACAATGGAGATGATTGGACAATTAAATCCAAAAACAGTCCAGTGCAAACACTGACCTTTGGTAATAACTATGGCGGGTCGGAAGTTGTTAATTTAACCATGACGCAAGCGTCGGGTAGCGTGCTAAATTCCACCGCAGCGTTTGCTGGAAAGCTGTCAACGGCAGGTGGATTTACTGCATTAAGTAGCACAACTCTTTATGCTGCTGATGGTGCCTTCCTGTTTTATGCTGACTCAAACCAAACAAAACTATTTCACAACAATTCTATTCGCTTAACAACGACCAGTGCTGGCATGACGCTCAATAATACTGTGACGCTGGGTGCTTTAATTGCTGAGGGTGACCTAACAGCAAAAACATCCGACGGCGCATTAGTTGTATTACAGTCTAGCGACACCACAATTACTGACGGCTCTGTTCTTGGTGGCATAACGTTTAACGCACCTAACGAGGCCAGCGGCACTGATGCTTTGCTGGTTGGCGCATCTATTCTAGCTGTGGCTGAAGGTACTTTTGCCGCTGATAATAATGCTACTGAGTTGGTATTTAAA